ATGATTCTAGATGATATGGAATCAGATGAGCAGGTAATGAACAAAGAACGTAGAGATAAGTTTCGTAGATGGTTCTATGGTGCTCTTCTTCCGGCTCTATCTGAATCAGGTGTAATTCGTTATGTTGGAACTATTCTTCATGCTGATTCAATGCTTGAAAATCTCATGCCTAAATATAATGGGCCTTTTACAATACAAGAAGAATTAAAGCAATATCAAACAAAATATTCTGGTCTTTGGAGATCTGTAAAGTATAAAGCTCATAATGAAGATTTTTCAAAGATACTCTGGCCAGATAGATGGACTAAAGAAGAACTAAAAGCTTTAAGAGAAGATTATGTTTCTCGCGGATTACCGGAACAATATTCACAAGAATATTTAAATATTCCAGTTGATGAAACTACTGCTTATTTTCGTAAAGCAGATTTTATTGCAGAGAATTATTCTGATAAAGATAAACCATTAAACTATTATATTGCTAGTGATATGGCTATTTCAGAATCAGCTAGAGCAGACTGGTCTGTTTTTGTGGTTGGTGGTGTAGATGATTCTAATATTCTACACATAAAAAAAGTAGTTCGATCAAGGATGGATGGTAGAGAAATTGTAGATACTATGATTGCTCTCCAAAAAGTTTATAATCCACTTGCTTTTGCTATTGAAGAAACACAAATTAGTAAAGCTATTGGACCATACTTAAATGTAGCTATGCTGGAATCTAATACATTTATTAATGTAGTTAAAATGAAACCACACCGCACAGATAAACAACTTAGAGCACAATCTATTCGTGCGAGAATGAGAGCAGGCGGTGTTAAATTTGATAAGGCTGGTGATTGGTATCCTCCATTTGAAGAGGAATTAATTATGTTCCCAAGAGCTAGACATGATGACCAAGTGGATGCTTTCGCTTATCTTGGTTTGCTTTTAGATAAACTTTCAGAAGCTTTAACTCCAGAAGAACAAGAAGAAGAAGATTACAAAGAAGAATTAGAAAATTCTGGAGATTTTGAACAAGGACGAAATGAGGTCACTGGATATTAAATATGGAATTGCAAGGGAAAAAATTAACACTAGATAAAATCTTACAATCTGATAATGTAGCAAAAGAATTATCAGAAGATCAACTAAATGAAATTGGTTCCCTGGTATTTGAAGGTTTCCAAGAAGATTTAAAATCTCGTGATATCTGGGAAAAAGATATTGAAAAATGGACTAAACTTGCTTTACAAATTTCAGATAGAAAGTCTTATCCTTGGGATGGGGCTAGTAATGTTAAGTATCCTCTATTGGCAACCGCTGCTATGCAGTTTGCAGCTAGGGCTTATCCATCTCTTGTCCCTTCTGACGGTAAACTTGTAAAGTGTGCAGTAAAATTTGATCCAACAGGACAGCTTCAAGAACAAGCAAAACAAATTGCAGAAGATATGTCAAATGAATTTGTTTTGGGTATGGAAAATTGGGAAGAGGATATGGATAAAGCTCTTCTTATTCTTCCTATTATTGGAGATGTTTTTAAGAAAACTTATTGGGATTCAAACAAAAGAAAGTATTGCTCTAAATTAATTCTTCCTGCTAATTTTGTAATTAATTATTGGGCAACAAGTATTGAAGAAGCAGATAGATATTCTGAGTGGTATTATCTTTCTCCTCGCAAAGTAAAAGAAAAGCAACTTCGAGGTTCTTGGTTAAATGTAGATTTAGGAGAACCAAGTGTTCTCAATTTAAATGAAACCTCTCCTCGTAGAGATGGGATGCAAGCTCCTAGCTTTGATGAAACAACTCCATACAAAATTATTGAACAGCATACTTTCCTTGATCTTGATGGAGATGAGTATTCAGAACCTTATGTTGTTTATATAGAAGCTAATTCTAAAAAAGTATTACGGATTGCTCCTAATTTTACAGATAAAGAAGTTACAGTAGATGAAGAAGGAACTATAGTAACTATTGATAAACTAGAATACTATACAAAAATTCCTTTTGTTCCTAGTCCAGATGGAGGTTTTTATGATATCGGATTTGGTCGTTTGCTCGGCTCAATTAACGCTAGTGCTGACAGTATTATTAATCAACTTATAGATGCGGGCAGTATGTCAAATCTTCAAGCTGGTTTCCTTGGAAAAGGATTACGGCTTAAAATGGGAGATAGTAAATTTAAACCGGGAGAATGGAAAGTAGTTAATGCTACGGGAGATGATATTAAGAAACAAATTCTCCCGTTACCAATTCAACCACCTAGTCCAGTTCTTTTAGAATTACTCAAGTTTCTTCTTCAGTCTGGTAAAGAACTTGCTTCTATTGCAGAAATTTTTGTGGGTAAAATGCCAGGACAGAATACTCCTGCTACTACAACTCAAGCTACCATTGAGCAAGGAATGAAAATCTTTACTGCGGTATATAAAAGAATTTTCCGTGGACTTACTGAAGAATATCGTAAGTTGTATAAGATGAAACAACTTTATGGTACTCCAGAAGAACAAGATTTATATTCATTAGATCATAAAACTATTTGGCCTGCTGCTGATCCTGCTGCAACCTCAGCCCAAGAAAAAGCTACCAAAGCTGGACAACTGCTACAATTACTTCCTCTTGGAACTCTTGATCCAATACAAGTTACTTCTTTTGCTTTGGATGCTTGGGAGATTCCAAATAAAGAAAACTTCATGATTCAACAACCTCAAGGTAATCCTGAAGCAGAAATGAAACAACAAGAAATGCAAATGAAACAGCAAGAGTCTCAGCTTAAAGCACAATTAGCAATGGCTCAAGCACAGCATAAAATTAAGATTGAGGAAATTAAAGCTAAGATTAAGTTGGCAGAAGCCCAACAAAAGATGGAGCTTGAAAGACAAGCTAAAGAAATGGATATGCAATACAAACAAGTAGAAGCTATCCTCAAGGCTCAGATAGCCAGAGCCAATCATGAGCAATCTATGAGAGAGCAATCAGATAATCATCAAATCAATATGGCTACTCAAATAGATAATCATAGACAATCCATGCAAATGGATAAAGAACGAAGTAAACAAAAAGGGAATCAATCTACTAAATGATAACAAAAGAAGCATTTAATCAGTGGAAGTCTGATGTTGTAACAAAATTATTTTATAGTGCATGTGAAGAAAGAGTAGAAGAAGCTAAGGAAATCTTAGCAAACCAAGCAGGAATGGATCCAATTAGAGATAGTTTTTATCGTGGTTTTATTTATGCTTATCGAGAAATGCAAAGTTTTGATATAGGAGAAGAGGACATCAACGAATGATAGTACCAATTTTACATAGGGTATTAGTTAAAGTAGATGAAGTAGAAACTAAAACAGCAAGTGGCATTGTTCTAGCTGTAAATGAAAAACGTGAACAAGCTGCTGCTGAAACAGGAGTAGTTATTTCAATAGGAGATACGGCTTTCAAAGATTTTAAAGCAGAAGTTGTCCCAAATATAGGGGATAAGGTTTACTTTGCTAAGTATGCTGGTAAAGTAGTTAAAGATGTAGATGGAACAGAATATACTGTTTTGAATGATGAAGATATCATAGGAGTTATTAAATAATGGACCAAGAAAATCTTGAACAACAAGTAGAAAATAAACCACAAGAACCTTCTATAGAAGATCTTGCAAGAGAAAAAGGCTGGAAACCCAAGGAAGAATATGAAGGTGATATTGCTCATTGGCGATCAGCAGAAGTATTTATGGCTCTTGATGAGCCTCTTAAAAGAATTGAATCTTTAGGTAAGGAATTAAAGAATACAAAGAAAACAATGCAAGCTTTACAAGAACATCATGTTAAAGTAAAGGAAGCTGAGTTTAAACGTGCAATTGAGTATTTAAAGAATCAAAAGAAAGAAGCACATGAACGTGGTGATGTTGATGCTATTATTGAAATAGATGATAAGTTAGCAACAGTTCGAGAACAACAACAACAACAAAAACAAGAGACTGCTGGAGAACAAGCTTCTTCTGGTTCTATGGAAGAGTTTAATCGGTGGGTTGATGATAATAAATGGTATTCTTCTGATGAAGAACTTCGTGATTATGCAGACATGGTAGGCCATAAGTATCATTCTCAAAATCCAGATAAATCCCCAACAGAAGTGTTAGTATATGTATCTAAACGAGTTAAAGAAACTTTTAAAGATAAATTTGAAAACAAGAATCGTAGTAAACCATCGGCAGTAGATGGTGGCGAAAGAAACGCGAATAAAAAGGGATCAGATGACTTTGATATAGAACTTTCAGATAATGAGCGTAAAGTTATGATGAACTTTGTACGCAATGGTATTATGACAAAAGCAGAATATATTAAAGAAGTTAAACTTTTAAGAGAACAAGGAAGGTAATTTAAAATGGCTAAAGTAAATCGCCCACAACGTACTAGTATTAACGGAATTCGTAACCGTTTAACCGTAGATGGTAAAGATCCAGACTTTCAATATCGAATTGTAAATGATACTCCTGGTCGAGTACAACAGTTTATTGATGCTGGTTATGAAATCGTAACAGATGAAGATATCTCTGTTGGCGATAAAAAAGTTGCTACTCCTGGAGGAGAAGGAACTCCTAAGAAATTGGCTGTTGGTAATGGTGTTAATGCTTATGTAATGCGAATCCGAAAGGATTGGTATGAAGAAGATGAAGTTGCTGAACAGGCCCGTGTTGATGAAACCGAAGCTTCAATGAGACGACAAGCTCTAGATAATGGCTTAACTGGTGAAATCAAAGGGATTAAATGATAAAGATTTCTATGGATCTCCAAAAGGATAGTAATTTATGATTAAATAATATATTTAATGGAGGTCTTATAAATGGCGAATACGTCTCGTATTAAAGGCTTTACTGTTATTAAAAGTGGCACTGGTGCCCCTTATAATGGACAAGCTAATCTTTACTACGTTGCTTCTGCTGGTGATGAAATTCTAGCTGGTGATGTAGTTAAACTTTCAGGTTCAGGTGATACCAATGGTATCCCTGGTGCTGATCTTTGTGGAGCATCTGATGTTCCTGTTGGTATTGTTATTGCTGTGGTTAACCCAAAACGGGATCCTCGTGGTGCAATGACTAATGGTTCTATTACTCTAGATTTACCTGCTACAACTCAAATTGCTGCTTCTGGTTCTGGTTACATTTTAGTAGCTGATGATCCTAATGTTTTAATGGAAGTTGAAGTATCCAATGGACAATTTGCTGTTACTGATATTGGTTTAAATGCTTCACATGCTAATGGTTCTAGAACGGCAGCCACTGTAACTTCACCAGCTTATATTGATGCTGGTACTGAGGCTACTACTTCTACTTTGAACTTTAATCTTCGTGGTTTTGTTCAACGTCCTGATAATGAAGTAGATGCTTCTGCAAAAATGGTAGTCGCTTTCAATCGTCACCAATTTAAGTCTGTTGGTACTACTGGTATTTAATTTTAAAGGAGAATAGAATATGTCAGGTGGTGTAATTACTCAAAGCTCCTTTGCAAAAGCCCTATGGCCTGGAGTTAATAAATGGTACGGTGATGCCTATAATGATTACCAAACGGAGTGGGATAAACTCTTTGAAAAGAACACGACTAAACGTGCTTATGAAGAAGATGTTGGTCTAACCGGTTTTGGTCTTGCTTCTGTAAAACCAGAAGGTTCACCAATTACCTATGATACTAATCGTCAAGGTTTCACTTCTCGTTACAATCCTGTAGTGTATGCTTTAGGTTTTGTTGTAACTCGTGAAGCTTTTGATGATGACATGTATGATGTTGTAGGTAAAAAGAAAGCACAAGCTCTTGCTCGTTCTATGCGTATGACTAAAGAGATTGTTGGTGCCAATATTTATAATCGTGCCTTTAACAGTTCTTATGTTGGCGGTGATGGTAAAGAACTTTGTGCTACTGACCATCCTAATGTCAGTGGTGGTACTTGGCGCAATGAACTCTCTACTGCTGCCGATCTTTCTGAGGCTGTTCTAGAGCAGGCTGCAATTGATATTGCTGCTTTTACTGATGATCGTGGTTTACTAATTGCTGCTAAACCTCGTGCTCTTGTTATTCCTCCTGCTCTTCAGTTTGAAGCCAAGCGTATCCTTGGTTCTGATGGTCGAGTTGGTACTGATAACAACGATCTTAATGCTATCAAGACTATGGGAATTATCCCACAAGTAATTGTCAATCACTATTTAACTAGTTCTACTAAATGGTGGATTCTTACTGATGTAAAAGATGGTCTGAAGTATTTTGAGCGTGATGGTGATTCCTTCGATATGGACAATGATTGGGATACTGAGAACGCTAAGTTCAAGGCCCGTGCTCGTTATGCCTTTGGTTGGACTGATCCTCGTGGTATCTTTGGTAGCGCAATTTAATTAATCGCTAATAAGGGAGGGGAGAAATCCTCTCCCTGATAAACAACTTTAAAGGAGATTAATTATGGCTGTAAATATGAGCTATCCAAAACCACGTAGTACGCAAGTAAAAATGTTTGCTATTGCACGAGAGGATAATGGTACTTCAAAATGTGTGCTTCCAAAAGGAGCAATCGTTGTTGGAGCCTATGTTATTCTTAGTGGTGCTTGTGCTGGTACTACTGCTACTATTTCTTGTGGATATGGTGGATCAGCTAATGAACTAGTTGCTGGTTTTGTAGTGTCAACTGCTGATGCTGGTTATCATGCAGTAGCTACTAAAGCAGGTGCTGATGTTATTGCTGGCACTAAGCAAACAGCAGACAGGATTATCAAATCTACCTATGCTGCTGGAGATTCTGGTGAAACTACTGGTGCTCTTGGTTTTATTAAACTGGAATACTTTGTTCCTGGCCCAGGTGAAACAATAGCAAGTTAATAAATTAAATAGGGAGCCTTAGTGCTCCCTCTTTTTCATGGAAAAAAAAAAATGATGGTTTCAGATAAAGACTGGACAGAACATCAAGTAGAATTTAATGTTTTTAAAAGTAAAGTTGAAAATTTTATGGTAGAAGATAAAGAGATTCACGAAAAACTTTTATCTAAATTAGATACTTTACATAATCAAGTTTCTCTTGCAAGGCATTTTCTTTTATTTTTAAAAGCATTAGGGTACACCCTTATCTTTCTTCTTGCTTTTAAATTTGGTGATATAAAAACTCTTTGGAGCAATTTATTTCATTAAGTAGGAAATAAAATGGGGCGTAATTATTATGAACGTACTACATGGAATATAATATGTGATTCCTGTGGTAAGAAAATGAAAGCAAATAAGGCAAAACATCGTTGGGATGGTTTTCTTGTTTGTGATTCATGTTGGGAACCAAGACAATCGCTTGACTTTGTTAAAGCTAAGAAAGAAAAAATTGGTGTTCCATACTCAAGACCCGAAATAACAGATCAATTTATTTCTGTTTCTTGGACTACTGAATTATCTTGTACTCCAATAACTAAGGTAGCTCAAGCTGATTTTGGTACTGCTGATTGTGCTACTGTAGGACAATCTATTTCAGTTATGTATAATTCTTGTCTTGCTGAACATCAATATAGTCAAGCAGGAATTGGTGTCGCTGGTTGTGCTATTGTTGGGAATACTATTTAATTATGTATAGAATTTCTTTTAAAATACAACTTGATGCAACAAAAGGTCAACTTAATGTTCCTAGCTCTGATGAAGCTCTTAATGTAGCTAAAGAACAAGCACAAAAATTATATAATTCATTTCAACGAAGTCTTAAAAGAAATAAATATTTTATGGAAGGAAAAGTAACCTATATGGTTTCTTATGAGGAATAAATAAATGGCAGATACAATTTTTCAATCAGGCACAATAATAACTAAGGAATGGTTACAAGATGTAAATGATGTAACATATACTTCTGGAACTCTTCCTGCTTCCTCTATTAGTAATACTCCAGCAGGAGATATTTCTGCTACTAATGTACAAACAGCTATTAATGAATTAGATGCTGATAAACAACCATTAGATACTCAGCTTACAAATCTGTCTAACCTTACTCCTACTGATAGTAATTTTATTGTCGGAAATGGAACTACCTGGACAACAGAATCTGGTTCAACAGCCCGTACATCTTTAGGTTTAGTAATAGGTACAGATGTTCAGGCATATAATGCAAATACAGTAGTATCAGCTTCTCCTGTTGCTTCTGCTTTTATAGTAAGAAATGCGGCAAACTCTGCTTGGCAAAACTCGTATGTAACCCAATTAAATGGAGATACTCTTAATAGTACTGCAAAAGATTTTTCCAATATTATTTCTAGATTAAATAATAGCTATGGAGATATAATTTATATATCTTTTAGAAATGTATCCACTAATGGATCTAGTGATAAAATTGTTCAATTTATAGTAGGGGGAAGTCCCGTTACTTCTGGATATGATTCTACTTTAAGTATGCCCGGTGTTGGTATGTATACTTCTACTTCTGGTTTTAATTTTGGATATAGTAATGCTCTTGATACTTTTACTGGTCATATGATTCTTACTTTAATAGATGCTACAAATAATATTTGGGTATATTCTTTAACTGGTAAATATTTTAATACCCATGCTTTTCACGGTGCAGGAAGTGTTTCTTTAGGAAGTGGAAATAAGGCCACTGGTTTAAGAATAACAACAGAAAATGGAACAGATATTTATGATGGTTCTAGTTATGTTGCTATAACTACTTTTGGGGGATAATAATTAAATGGCAAGTACAACCTTTGTTCATGGAACAGTAATAGAACCTGAATGGTTAAATGATGTAAATACGGCTGTATATGATCCTCCTGTATATA